ACTGGTTGTATTTAATTGACCTACATAACCACCACTGTAAACATAAAAGTTAAAATTACTGCCCGAATCAAAACGAATTGTATCTTCTGCTGACACGCGAGATGCAAACAAAGATTGAGTTGTTCCAATATTCCCACGCTTGACCCAGCCACTCCAAGTCCAAGTCTTGCGGTTGCCAGCAGCAGCCGGTGTCCAGCTTAGGTACTGGCTTTCGTCATCGTTGAACTTGAGGGATTGCTGGGTGATGCCAGATGCACCTACGTTGCCCGCGCCACCGCTTGAGAATAGATTACTCATTATACCGCCTTTAGCTTACGTTTAGGCTACGACCGACTTCGTACATATTAGTGCCGTCACTGTAGAATACCAGAATATCCTTTGCTGAGGCGTCTGTGGTCAGCGTTGGCGCAGTACCGCCAGCAAACTTAAACACCGCATTGTAAGACAGTGTGCGTGAGCCTGTGGCGTCTTGTATTGCCATCAGCGTGTATACGCCGCCGTCAACCATATTAGTAGGCGCGGCAAGTGTGCGGTTGTCTGTCAGGGTAACGCTAGTCACCTGATTGGCTGAGGCATCCCAGCTAATGCTTGCAGCGTCTGTCAGGGTGGTCGCATTGAAGTTCTGTGTCTTGGTGAACTCCTGCGCCTTTTCTAATCCAGCAATAGTCACATCAGCGTCTGGTGCTGTCAGGACTCGGGTTGTGGCGGTTGTAATGCCCACCGCATCAATGCGTACCTGCTTGGTATCGTCAGCAGGGTCAGACAGCGTGAATGTGTCTTGAATAGCAGCCGTGCCAGCGTTCATATCGGCTAGGTGCGCCATAACCTCGCGCAAGGCGTTGTTAACGTCACTAGGCACCATCGTGCCTTCGCCAAGGTCGATGCTGTCGATGTCTGTATTGCTTGACGCAGTTGCGTCATATTCGCTGATTTTGGTCTTTGCCATTTCTTTCTCCTAAAGGCGACAGCCTTATTTATAGCACTATTCTTGCTCACCCGCTAGTAGACCGCCTGCCATACCGGGAATTGCCGGAACCGCAGTTGGGCCTTTTCTTAGCAGCGCACCCGGAGTCTGCAATCCTAACCTAGCAGCTTTCCGGCCAACCTGTGTCTGGTAAAACGGTTGAAGACCAAGGCCAGCTAACCCAGTAATAGGAATTAACGAAGGCTTCAAAAGCATCGCTGCGCCTAAAGCTTGTTCTGCTGGCAAAGACTTACCCATAACATCTTGTGCTGTCATAGCAAATCTTTGCTCTGGCATTCTTCCTGTAGCAAACCTTGTTTTATCAATGCTTGTATCGGCCTGCTTCATACCGCCAAGCAACTGCGCTGGCGTAAATGTTCCTACATCTTTTGCAGAAGACGTAGCAGCCTTTCTAATAGGACGAATTTGCTTAAATGCTTCCCTTGCTTTTGCAAGTCCTTGAGCATTTGGGTTTTGTTTCATTAACTCATCCCTTAGAGCATTTTGAAACTGAAACAACGCTTTACCCATTTGTTTTTGGTCTTCTGTACTGTTTTTGTTTCTAATCAAACCTATTGCCTGCCTGCCTAAATCAGTGTCTGCTTTTTTTATAGCTTCACCACTCATTGCAAAACCTTCGTCAAATAATGACGGAGCTAGGGCTTTATTTAGTTTTTTGCGAAGCTGGTCAAAAACACCTTTTTCTAAGTCTGTGTTCTCTTGCACAATCTCGTTAATTTTGCTCTGTAATGGTCTTGCGTCTGGCAGTCCAGCTTTAGGAATAGCTGTGCGATAATAATCAGACAAAGCATTTTCTGCCGCTTCCATAGCATCTACGCCGGTTTTGCCAGATGGAACCTTAAACCCAATGGGAGACAATGCTCTTTCAATCATACGATTGTCAAAAGACTGCACAACCTCTCTCTGACCACCACGAATAACATCACCAAGAAGAGGCACAGAGCTAAGACGCTCTTCGACCTTTTTAGCTAAAGGCCCAAATGCTTGTCCGATAGTAGGCTCAATCTTCTCCGCAATAAGTTTTCTTGCAGGCTCAGAAACCCTAGGCAAAACCTCACCGGCACCTCTTAATAATCCACCAGCAACCATAGACACTCCTGCTTGTGGCAATCTTTCTTTTACATCGCCTTCTGCGCTCATAAGCCCGTAAAGCCCGGCTTCGCCAGCAGCCAGACCTGTCTGTGCAAGCCTAGGAGCTTTTTGACCAATCTGACTTGCTGCTAACCGCGCTCCAGAGGCAATGCCTGTGGGTAGTGAGCCAACAATTTCTGATGCAAGAGCTGTCTTAGGGTATTCTTTCTGGAACTGCTCTCTTTGACCTCTGAACTTTGCCATAGTGTCTTGTGCTGCTGGCATAAAATCGCCGCCAGTTGCTACTGACTGCAAACCACGCAATCCACCTAGTATCTCATCAATACTGCCAAATGTAAGACCAGAGATTGCCTCACGAGCAATTCCGGGCGCAACCTTTTGTGCAGCGGCAGTCTGCTCTGCTGGTACGGCTAGACCTAACTCTGCCATACGCTGACGAGCTATAGATGCAGGGTCGCGAGACTGTTGTGCCTCAGCCCTTAATCTCGCCGCTTTAGCTTTTAACCGGATTCGCGTTTGTGCTGCTGTTTCTGCCATTAGGTTATTGCCCCGCCGCTATGTATTCTCTTTTGTCATCATCGGGAAGTGCAGCCCAATCGCTAGGAGGAAACCCCTCTGGAGCGACACTAATATCAATATCACCAGATGAGCCTGCATTTGTGCCATCATCAGAACCAGTAAGATTGTTTACACCCATTTCAGACAAAATTTTTGAATCGAACAACCTAGCGTCAACCTCAATAGGTTCCATTAAGTCGTAACCTCTTTCTGAATAAAGGGCATTAACAGCGTTATTATAAGCAAATATATTCTTTTCATAGCCCTTGTATTTTTGAGCAAACATTCTTGATATTTGCGCTTTAACAACTGCCTTACTTTGTAGCGCATTTACGTTTCCACCTAAGTTTTCAATAACGCGAAGAGCATCTTGTTCCGTCATCACTCCACCGCCAACAGTTTCTATTCTTGCTGAACCAAGCAAGCCCTGCATCTGACCCTGAGCAATTCTCAGTGCAAGTTCCTGTTCAGTTAAGCCAAACTCTTTTGCGTTTGTTGAAAGAAATGTTTTTATGTAAGAGGTAAAGTCATCTGCAAGTCTACCGACACCCTGATTTGCTGTCTCAATATTTTTAAGGTAGCTTGCGTAGTTACGCATACTAACCTCATCCTCATTAAGCCGGTCATATATTTTTTTGAATGCAGAGAATTGAGGTATACCCATAGCTGCCATACCCTCTGTAACAGCCACCGCCCCTTTAGGGATTGGCATTTTAGTGCCGTCAGGTTGCTCTATGTATCTTTTTCCTGTGTTTCTATCGTGAGTTCCCTCACCTATTATTTTTCCGTCTAACCTATATGTTCCTAGGTTTTGAAATCTTCTTGGGTCTTGAGATTCCATAAGAACTTTAGGATTTTCTGGGTCAGAAAAATCAACAACTCCAACTCCAGTAACTGTTCTTATGTTTTCTTTAGAGACTGGCTTATCAACAATAAAGCTACCCTTACGCACAACGCGGCCTGTGGTTGGGTCTCCACCTAAAGCGGCAATGAGGGGGCTGTTTAGCGGTAAAAACGCAACATCAGCCTTTCCAGTCTCACCTGTTTCTGGGTTTTTTACTGTTTGTTGTTTCCAAGGTATGGCCTTTCCTTCTAAGACTTGACCTCGGTCTCTTTTCGCTATCTGAGACTCAATGTTGCGGCGGCTCAACTCATCAAGCTCTGCCTGCCGTTCAACAGCAGCTTTATCCGCAGCAATCTTACGCTGACGCTCTTCAGCCGTAGCATACGCCTCACGAGCCTTGCCCAAAGACGCACCAAGGATTTGCCCAAAAGTCATAGGCTTATCTTGATACCCGCCTAACTGTGACATAGTTGACCCGAAAGCACCTAATGCAGCAGAACCCGGTGTTCCGCGTCCGGGCAGCATAGAACGAAGCCCAGAAGCCGCTGTGGTGGGTGTTACAAGCCTTGCCTGCGGTATACCCATACTCGGCTTTTGTGACGCTCCTAGAGCCATCAAAGCACGTTGACGAGCGTTCTCTACTACAGAGCCGGGTGTTTGCTGTACTGTCTGCTGTGGGGCTTGACCAGTTCTGGCATCGGCTTCTAAGAAAGCGGAGATTGCCGGTTTACGAGTAGCACCAGAAAGAACATTTCGTCTTAGGTTTAGCAGGTCTAAATCGCTCATAAAGCTCTCCTATGCGCCAAGTAGCCCAAGGTCGCTGGCAAGACCAACGCCCTGTGTAGCCAAACCAAGGAAGTCTGCTGTCGGGTTTCTAAACTGCGGCGTAATCTGCTCACTACCGACAGTGCCACCAGCAACAGTAGCCATATAATCACGCAGCTTCTGCTGCTGACGGTTCTGCTCAAACTGGAAGCGTTCAATGTCTGCTGCAAGTTCTGCCTGTGACTGTGCCTCTCTTGCACCGCCAACTTGCGCCAAGCTCATTAAGTCAGCCATACCGAACTCACGAGCCGAAGGTGCCTGTGCTATTGCCGCTTGCTGTGCTTGCAATGCCATTGGTGTCAATGCTTGACCAAGTGCTGCCTGCTGATAACCAGAGCCGTAACGACCAGCTTTTGATGCTTGTGCTTCTACCTGCTCAACAACAGGGCGAAACGCAGCAGACTGTAGCGGGTTAGTACCCATCAGGTTCTGCATCACAACATCTTGTACGCCTTTGATGAAAGGGCTACCAGTGATAGCTTGCTGGCGAATGCCGGACAAAGCCATCTCAGATTCCGGCGAAAACCCTACGGTTGTCTGACCAGGGTAATACTGAGGCTGTGCAGAGCTATACAAATCCTTTGCTTGTGAAAGTCCGTACTCAAGGAATGGCTTTGCATACGATGGTGGGTTCACCATTGTATTTATTGTTCTTGTGCTGCCACCGCCACCTTTGCTCATCTTATATTTCCTTTATCAGTACAGTTGACGCTGCGTTATAATCCTTTAGCTGACGTTCCCAGCCTTTGCGCCCGATGATTTCCATTGCATTGCATCCGTGGCCTCTAGCCCATTCAACAATCTTTTTCTCAGCCTCTATAAGCTCTTCCATATCCCCGCCTGCTAACCATATTCGGCAAACAATCTTTTGCGGGTAGTCAACCACTTCAGTCACTATAACAGAATTTTCAAGTGGAAAAAACTGTGCGCTACCGTCCTTTATAGCATCTACAACGTGTATAAGGCTATGCGTATCGCCAGAGTACGCAAGCGCGGCTTCGATGTGATGAGCTAGTCTTTCTAGTTCATCCAATGATGAGGTAGGCAACATTTACATTGTGTCCGTGGTTTTTGTGTTCAATTATCATAGTTCCATTTGTACTTGTGCTTTTTACAAATGGGTAGCTATGCTCTAATGTCTCGTTATATCCGGTAAAAAATACAACGCTCTCAACTCCATAACGAGGGTCGTTAACCGTTGTTGTGGTTGTTCCGCTTGATAAAGTCGTATAGCCAACGCTGTTCAAACCGCCATTAATCGTGCGGTTTAGAACCTCAGCAGTTTCTCTTGTAGTCGCTGTAATAGGATTTAATATCCTAAGATTAGTAGTTCTTTGCGAAACAGTCATCGTCTGCCCACCTGTCTTGCTTCAACGTCAATGCCGTGAGCAAAAGACCAGTTTCCACTGAGCAACATCTTTACGCGGTGATACCTATCTGCCGCCCGAAAAGGCACAAAACCAGCAGCATTAGTCGTGCCACCTGCTTGGAACGCAACTGTGTCCGTAGGTGTTCCTCTGAGGCCGACAAACAACTCAACACTTCCGTCCTCGTGATAAGGATAAATTCTTGTTACAATGCTATGTTTGCCCATACTTACGGCCGCTTCGCCTGTTGTAATGGTGGCCTGCAATGGGTCTCCAGTGAATGTGTAAAGCCGTTCACCTACAGCACCACCAAAGAAAAACTCACCGCCACGGAATAACTGACTATCAAGAACAGTGGTCAAACCATCTAATGTTGCTGACAGATTATCTAAATCCTCGACTGTGTAACCAGCACTAAAGAACGGTGCAACTAAGTCACTCTCAACATTGCCTATAGACCAGCGGCCAAGAGCGTAGTTGAATATCAATAGCCTGTCAGGACGGCCTGTTGTGCTAGAGGTGCTTGCATAAGACCAAACAGCTATTTGATTTAGCGGGTCAACAGCAGAAGTCATATTATTCTTATAAGATGCGTTAAAATCCTTAAAGAAAAACTTGTCGATTTTTTCGTTGCCTATTGGCGTACTTTTTTGTCCGTCAAACATATGAAACCCATTGTCTGACAGATAAAAGACTGTAGAGCCGTAATTGCACACAGAACCAGGAACAGAACAACCACGCTGGCTTTCAACCTTGTCAAACTGCCAGATTAGCGGTGGGCCAGTATATGTTGCGCGGAAAATGGCTTTCTCACACAAAATAGTCGCATACTCACCACCAACTAGGCCGGTGATAGCACCAGCATCCGGCAAGTCTTGAAAGTCTGCTTGGTCAATGCCAGAAGTCCAGCTTGTGATGTCGTTGAAACCAGACCACCTTGTACGATATGGAATACGACCAGAGCCATCATCAATATTTGCTGTCCAGATAAAATCACGCACAACTGCCAAGTAATCTGCTTTTGGCGCAGAACCCGACAAGTCAGAGAATGCTGTATCTGTTCCTAGCTGCCATTTCTGCAACTCTTCACCAATACCGCCGGAAACAATAACGTACTCACCAAACTGCACAAACCGCCACTTTTCTGCACCAGTAAGGTCATAGGCAGGGGTGCCAGCTTTACTGACATCATCAAGGTTGTTTGTTGACGGATTAAATGAGTACAGCTTTGCATCATCACCCGCAAAAAGCTTTATATTCCCATCGTTGTCTCTAGCTGGGTAAACGCCTTTGATAGTTCCATCGGCGGCGTTACTAAAGCTGATAAACTGGTTTAGTGGGCGATAACCGTTAAACGCAGGAATAACATTCTCTGCTGTAACAACGCCTGAGTTCATAAATGCTGGCTGGTCGGGCAGCCATTCGCCAAAATTAATCATTGTCCTGCCCAAACCCCGCTGCTTGATTTTGGTGGCACTACACCCCAGACCTCAGAGCCAACAGCTACCGTTGACCAAACTTCCGTACCAACAGGAACCACGCCCCACTCTTCACCAAGAATAGTCATTTTTGTTTCCTGTGAAACAACTGTGCCGCCTGTCGATGCGCCACTAAATATACCATTCACATTGCCTACAGATGTTATTGCTGTACTTGCAGTAGCCGACATCAACGTAACAAAGTTAGAGCTAGACGTTGCCGAAGCTGATATTGCCACTGCCCCAGATACTGTTCTAATTCTTGTGCCGTCTAACTCTGCTGTGCCTACAGCGTTAACCAAAGCCTCAAATGGTCTTACTCTAGCAAACGCTGTAGAAGCTGTTGAAACAGCCGTTACGGACGCTGCCAGTGGTCTTACTCTACTTGTACCGCTAGAGGCCGTCAGTGACGCTTGAACAGAGGCTGAAACACCTTTTAGTTTTACGGCACTAGAAGATGCTGACGAAGCAATGTCTGCTAGTGCCTCGGCAACCTTCACTTCAAGTGACAGCGTGTCTAATGCACCGTAGTTCCAGCTATCCAGCGCACCCCATCCATCCATATGGTCTAAAGCAACGGCAGACCAAGCAACCTTGTCGCCCACTGTGTCTACAGTAAACGAAAGGCTATCTAGTGTGCCGGTTAACCTATCTAGGGGTGCTACTGTTGACATCAACTATACCTAAGCAGCCGTGATGTCCATATCACCTACAGCAATCTTTAGAATATCACCTGTTTCAATAACCTTACTGGCAGTCAGTGCGCCGTGTATCAACAAGTTCCCGCTGCTGCTAGCATCGAACAAACCGAAATGACTTACGGTTCCCCACGACCCTGTTGCTGCTGAAAACTCAACAGCACCGCTATTGCTTGCAGTGCCAGATGCAGCCGCGGCAAAGGCAATTGACTCACGAGCATATCCATTGCCAGTAAGCTCTGTGCCACTGTTGTCATCGTTAAATGAACCAGTAGATAATCCGACATACACTGTCGATGGCATTGTATATGCGCCAGTTCCTAAAATATGGTCGAGAATTTCGTTCTCAAGATAATCACTCATTGCAGACATAGTTTATTTCTCCGCTGCTGTATTCTGCCGCAAATAGACAGACTTGGTTTGTAATGGCCCTGTGCCGTAATGTGAACGCTCCTCGTCCATACGAACCTCATTTATAGCACGAGTGAACTTTTCGTCATACTGTGCTGCTCTTGTCTCATCTAGCAGGTAAACATATGCCTCAGTCAAAGCACCATAAAGGTAAATGTCAGGAGACCTAAAAAACAAGACAGGTGTGCTGACAGCCGAAAGCGTATCTACATTGCCAATATAAAGGATTTCTGCTGTATAAGCAGAATCAGGCACAGGACGTAGTTTCATCTCTTTGCCAACAATACTGTAACCAAGCGGCTTACCAAATCCGTTGCTTGAATACTGAGTATCCAAACCTGTCGGTGACGCATATTGAAGCACCGTCAAGGGGCTAGTAAGTAGCTTAACCTCACGAACCTCACGCAAATCTGTCGGCAATGCTATGTACTCATCTCCAGCAGTCAGTGCTGCTTGCACACGTTTTTCTTGCTCACGAGTTTCTAGCTCACGATTAATACGAGCTTCGGCAAGCTGAATGAAATCAGGAATCTGAGCCGTTAAATCGCTACGAGCTAAGAAGTTTGCGATTGCGGTTTGCAGGTCTGCGTAAGATGCTATAGCCATTAAATGTTACCGCCGCCAGTTCTGAAGTCTCGGTTCTCGCTGTTGTTCAGCCAAGCCTTCCAAGCCTTCGGGTTTTCGCTAGGCTTACCCAGCGTCTTCAGTAGGTGATGATACACTACATTGGGTATTTCTGCTATATGCTGAACGTGCTTCTGAGTGCCGGTAAGCTGCCCCTGACGCCAATCATCAGCCATCTGTTTGTTCAGCTTCATAAGCGTGTCAAAGTTCTGCGTGTTCTCAATAAAGGTAGAGCCATCAGAATCCTGGCGCATATAAGTCTGCTTACCAGTAGCTTTATCGGATGTAAGTAATCTTTTCATTTTAACCCCTAATGGAAAGAGAGGGCGGTAAACCCGCCCCCTCTATTTTACTTAGGAACCTGACAGGTCGAAGATGCCAGCGTGTGCCTTTGGAGCTTGTACTTTCAAAGCCCACTCAGTCACAATCTGGAACTTCTCTGCGTCACCTGTTGCCGCAATTTCGTTCTCTGCAAAGTTGCGACCATTGATGGTGCAAAGAGAAGCGAAGTCTGGGTCAATCAAGAACGCACGGTCATTGCCCATAAAGCGTGATGGAGCAACTTCGATGGTGCCAAAGTCAGTCAAAAAGACTGATGTTGAACCAACGTAGGTTACTTCTTTCGCCTGAGTCATATTCACTTGGTTGTTTACCAAGTTTGAAGCTGAAGTCAGGTCAGAGAAGTTTGCACGGTTTGTTGCTGAACAAACCATCATCTTTGGGTTGCCACCGTCTGTCCAAGCGTCCTGCATCGCGTCTTCGATGAGGGCGAGTGAAAGCGCACGGTCATCACCACCTGTGATGGTGTCTGTGCCATCACCTGTGCCAAAAGCACCGGCTGTTGCACCAACTGAACCGTTTGTCATCCAGCAAGAAAGTGATGCTGACTTACGAGGGTCTGAGCCAGAACGAGCAACGTCTGTGTCACCGATTGATTTTTCGATGTCACGGCGAAGTTCCAATGATTTCAGTACCTTCTGGTATGCCAGTTCACGGTCACGGCCAGCTTTTTCGACTGCATCAAGTGTCTTTGATACAGCGACTGCTGCTACTGAAATCTGGTGGTAGTTGCCCAGACGAGTAGTAGCTGTGGGTGTGCCTATGCTGGCGTCTGCGCCTTCATTGACGTAGTTGGTGGCTGATGCGGCAGCCAATTCTTGAACCTGCCACTCAGTAAAGATACCGTTTGAGGTCTCTTTCTTGAGTGCGGAAAAGATTGGTGTCTCATCTGGGTCGATGCGATAAATCACATCTGCGAGTTGTTCTTTCTCGCCTACTGCGAGAGTGGTTGTGAATGTGGCCATTTTGAAAACTCCTTCTAAGTTTTGTTGCCCATCAAGTATGATACGGCTGCATCTACTGAACGCTCTTTATTGAGCCTTCCCATAGCTTGCTGCCGCGAACGACTAGCAGCTTGTTTCTTAGACCGTGGCTGACCAGCTTTAGCCATTTTAGGAGCTTGCTTTGTGCGTTTTTTAGCATTGGGTTTCTTCTTCTGAAGATTATCCCACTGCATCGCCTTGTAAAGAAGTTCTACTGCACGAGCATCTGTTGCCTGTGCTACTTCTTGCTCACTGAAGCCAACGCTACGAGCATAGTTAATAACATTAACACGCTCTGTATCTCTGCGTTCATCATCCCGCCAAGCAGGAATACGCTCCAGCATTTCAGACCTTTGAGCGGCGAGATGTTTCTTCAACGCCTCTTCTTGCTCTGCGGCCTGTTGTTGAGCGACTGCCTGTCGCTCTTGCTCCACTCTTGCGAGGTTAGTCATACGGCTGTCGTACTCTGCTCTAATTGCGTTGTACTCTTCCGCTGTAACCTCTTTTGCTAATGAGACCCAATCAGGTTCCTGTGGAATTGTCTGACTAATCTGCTGTGCCACAACCTCAAGTTGCTGTGCGTAGTAATCACGAGCCTGCTTTGCTTCTGCTGCTTCTTTTTCAGCAGCTTTACGCATTTCAGCAGCCTCTTGGCTACGCTTGGTAAAAGCCTTTTGCCTCTGATAACCTTGTAGGGCTTCGTCCAGGCTGACCTCTAGTTCTTCGCCGTCTACTTTGACTTTGTAGAACTGTTCTTGAGGTTCCTCTTCGTCATCCTCGTAGTCATCGTCTTCATCAGACTCATCGACATCATCAACATCATCCTCGTCATCTTCGTAGGATTCAGCCTCTGGCTGAGTATCCTCTTCCGTGATTTCGGCCTCTGTCTCCATCGGCTCGGAAGCTTCTGCTTCCTGTCGCTCTTCTTCAACCTTGTCCGGCTCGGGGGTCGTTAGAAGGCTAATTGCATCATTTACTGAAAAATTGCCGGTTCCTTGCGGATTGTCGGACATAATTACTTCCTTTTCTCAAATTGTTGACGATTATGCAACTCTTGTAGAGTCGCCTTTGCCATTTTTCCATCCTCGACTACTTTGTGTATGTAGCCTTTCAATGCTTCTAAGTTCTGGCAAAGCATATACAAACGCTCTCGTGCGTCCGTGTCTTTCAATGCGCTTTGCTTCCACGCTTGCGTAAATTCGTTTTCTAAATACTCAAAGCTCTCAATGAATATTTCGTTCCTAAGTACAGCTTCGGCTTTGTCAGCACGAGCCATATCTTCTCTAGCCTTACCTTCGTTCATCCTAGTAGCGTAAACCCTTCTCGGTCATATGGGTCTTGAAATATGCCAAACTGTGTACCAGTGCCACGGCGAAATGCCAAGTTAGCTGCGTCAAAGTCTTGTGACGGTATTCCATACTGCTCCGAAAACTCAGGCAATCCAGTTGGAGCTACATCAAGCAAACCCATCCGTGCATATGTGCCAGGAGCAAATGTATTACCAGTGCCGCCAATTCCACCTACGCCAGATACGCCGCCTGTGTCAAGGCGACAAGCCTGCAAGTCGGGGTCAAACATATAGCCTTCGTCACACTGTCCAGTAACAGGGTTTACTGGCTTTACATCTTCAATATCTCCAAAACCGCTTTCGCCGCCGCCAGCGTCATAACCTGTGCCTTCGACACCCTCAACAGGCATACCTGTGTAAACTTCACCAAACCCAAATGGGCCTTCGTTGAATACGCCAGCAATATTTCCTGCTGCATCAAAAACAGGTCTTCCACCTGCGGATATGCCTTTACCAATTTGTCCTAATGTAAATTGACCAACGGCTCCAAGACCCTTTCCTAAAAGGCTGGGAATGCCATAGCCAGACTGAGCCTGCTGCATACGTTCCTGCAATTGCTCGTTAATTAAATTATGTATCTGGGCATTTACATAAGGAACAGAGGTAAGTTGGTTTGCGCCTTGATTACCAGCCCTTGTTAACTGACTAACAATATCAGCTTGGACTTGCTGCGCCCTATCTGAGCCACCGCCTGTGCCTAGCTCGTTATACGCTTGAGTTTCTGTCTTTCCAGCAAACTCAGGTGTGCCAAACTGAGCCTGAGACTGACCGGGCGACATTCCTAAATCGTTATAACTTTTGCCGCCGCCGCTAGTGCTGCCACCGTCATTTCCACCGTCGTTGCCGCCATTAGATGGGCTGGTGTCATCAGGCCCCATACTAAAATCGCCCGCGCCAGCCTCATCATCATCCGTAAAAAACGCAGGAATACCCATAGGGCCAGCTTTACCAGCACCGCCGTTGTCCATAAGCATCTGCGCTTCTTCGGGCGTAATGTAGGCTAGTAAATGGTCTTGCCCACGAATTTCTACGCGCCGTGGTGGATTCTGGTCTTGCATCTTCTTACGTTTAGCCATCGTTACACCCTCGGCAAGTTAGTAGAAATCTGTGAATCTGTTACAGCCTTAGCCACGCGAAGCTCTGCTTCTGCTTGCAACTCTTGACGGCGTAGCTCCATTTCCATCTGCATCTTTTCGCGGTCAAGCATAAGCTGCTGTTCCATCTTCTCGCGTTGCAGCGCAATGTTCGCCTCAGCCTTCTGCTGCTCAAGAGCCTGTGCTGCCTGTGCTTTTTGCTGCTCAAGCTGCATAAGCTGCTGCATTTGCATTTGCTCTGGAGACATCTGTGGCGGCTGTTGAGCCTGCTGCTGCTGCATCATTTGTATCTGTTGTGGTGCATTAAAGAACTGGTCTGCATCCTTAAAGCCGCCAATCTCAGCAATGCTGCGAAGTGTATTAACGTACTGAGACATTGTAACAACGGGATTGTTTGGCCCTAACTGCTGCAAGATTTGCTCTTGTTTACCAGCAATCTGCGTCAGGAAAGCAATCTTCTGCTCATCATCAGCCGTGCCAAGCCCAACCTGCACAACAACATCAAACTCGCTAGTCCATTCACGCGGGTCAATTGGCACAAAGTCATTACGCAGACGCACGATACGCGGCTTGTTGTCGTACTTGGTGACTAGATGCAGAATGCCACGGAACAAATCCTTAACACCTGTCTCAGCCATTGTACGAGCATAGCTCTCTAACTTGACCTGTGCGCCTCTGACAGTCGCGCTAATGGCACTGGCTGTCGTAGACTGTAACGCATTTGCATCCAAACCCTGTGATGCCTTGCTCATACCTGTGCGCTGTTCTTTTACGTTGTCCAGATAATCCATCAAAGGCCGGATTTCACCACCAACAGCAGTGCCTTGAATGGCCTGCACCATACCTGGCTGACGAGCGCGAATAATACCGCCAGCAGTACCTTCAAGCAAATCATCCAGATTCACCTGACCCTCAACAGCAACCATTCGTGGCAGAGTGCTTGTGTATACGCTGTCGAGGTACTGTCGCATCAGAGTAGACTTGATGACCTGTAAGTCCTCAGTCATATCATAGATGCTGCGTCCAATAAGGCGGTGTGGCATCAAAATCGGGCTAACAACGGCAAATGGAACGTGGTCAAACGGCTCGTTATGCAGGATGTGCGCTGCACCATCACCAATGGCACAAATACGGCGGCGTTCTGCAATACCGTCACCATCAAAGTCCACATTCATAATGCACTCATAGTACACGACCTCACGCAATGTGGGGTCTGCTGCATCAGTGCCTGTTGTAGCCTCTAGGTCTTGGAAACGATTGGTACGCTCTTGGTCTACGTCTAAGTCTGAAGTACCGGCGTGTGCCTCAATTTCATCTCTGTCGTAGCCCATTGCCACTAGGTCAGAAACTGTCATTGTTGTGCGGTGCGCTACAAAATACGCTTCTTCTAGGCTAGTAGCCCTGCGATTTACCAGAAACTCCTCTGGCGGTACGTTTATGACTTTAATCTTGCCCTTGCGCTCTGTGACACGGACTGACAAGTCATAATTACTTTCAAGAGGAACCACCGTTCCATCTTCTTCCATATACGAGTTAATGACGGTTTCTTGCTGCTCAACCACATCAATATCTGGGTTAGACAAGAGTGCAGCCAGTTCATTCTCATCAAGTCCGTTATATTCTTCTTCAGTGACATTCTCTTCTTCCTCATAGAAATACTTTACAACGCCAAGACGGAATAACAACGCATCTTTGAACCAGTTATATAGAATTTTGTAGCCTTCATTATCGTGGTTGATAATGTAATTTACATAGTCACTAACCTGTTCAGCACGTTCTACATCCTCTGCGGTGCGTGGGCTAAAGCGCACATACTTGTCGTTTGCTGTAAACACACGCATCAGGTTTGGCATAATAGCCTCAACCGTATCTGCTACCTCTGTGGTGACAACTGATGACCGGCCTTGAACCTCGTTTCCAAATGGCTCACCAAGGTAGAAATCCATTGCACGAATGCGGTCTTGAGAAAATTCACTGTCGAAATGATTAAGAGCATCTGTTACTTCCGAAGAAACAATGCTGTTAAGCTGATACTCATCCATTTTTGGCATTTGATTTTTCCTTCGGCTTGGTTTGCCCATACATACAGCATCCAGAGCTTTTGCACATCTTCTTTGCTACGCAGCCCTTGCAAGTATCAAAACTTGGCAACGCTTCTACTTTCGCAGATGCAGAAACGGAAGCCTTAGCTATTGCTTGAGCTTCCTTACTTAGTTCTACTGGCCTGGGGCGTTGCACAGGCGGCCTTCTCATAACTCTGGTAAACATTACTTATCGCTTGCGTAGTTTCCTGTCATTACCATCTTACCGTTTTTAACGGTATATGGAGACTTTGATGCAGCTTCGCGCCTGTCACCAATCTTAGGCTTTGGCATTGGAATGGGTGTGCCTTTAGGTGTCTTGCCGTAGTTCATTTCTTTGCCGCTTTCTTTTTGGATGTCTTTTTAAGGATTCCTGTCATACCAATTCCTGTGCTTGTCATAACCGGCACAGACTCTGGTTCCTGCATAATAACAGGCTTTGCATCCTTTTTATAGGCTATACAACGTGCCTGTGCTTGACACCGGCTAGGATACGGACATTTATAACAGATACTCATACTATTTCCTTTTCTTGCCACTAGCCGTTACCGACCAGTTCACGCGTTGTGGGCCTGTCTTCTTCTTGGCCTCTTGCTTGCTAATACGGCCTGCAACACTTGCTGGCCTACAAGCAGGGTAAGCACGTTTCTCGCCTTTCTTGCGGCCACACGGCTTTCCTGTGTTTACGTCAACCCACTTGTCTTTGAACCATTTACCTAGTCCGGCTTGTGCTGGCATTACGCTTTCCCCACACGATTGTCTGAGCCGCCCCACTTGCCACCCTTCTCCTTGTACCACTTAGCAGCATAGGCGTTAGCGTAAGCAGAAGGATAAACCTTGTACTTACGCTTCGCCGCTGCTTTGGCTCGTGACCAAAGCGCAGGGTCTTTTGGCTTACTTGCCGCCACAATACTTACCAGTTTTTGTGTTTGATGTTTTCTTCATTTTAGCCATTACCATTTCACCTTATTTGCCCAATATGCTGCTGAACATCTGCCCTTTGCAATATTCTTGGCGTGTCTTGCCTTGAATGATTTACGCCGGGCTTTTTCTGATGCTGTACTTGGGCTTTTACCAGCACCAGAAACTCCTTGCTGCCCAAAACGAATAGTTTTTACACTGCCATCCTCACATTTAGCCACAACAACGTGGCTTTTAGTCGGGTGGCTGGGTGTGCGCTTGGGCTTATTATAGCCGGATACGCCAATTCTTTCTAGTCGGGGGTCTTTAGGCATCGTACTCAACCTCGTGAACTTTTGATGTTCTCATCATATCCTGTATTTCTTCTGCGGATATACCAGCGCGAAGACCAGCACTAACAGCCATACTCATACAAGCATCCATAACGTGCTGCCATTTTGCTTCTGATGTAACCAACAAACCTGCAACGTGCATTTCTAACATCGTATTGATGGCCTCAACCATCTCCATATATTCTTCTTCAGTCTCATCAAGCTCCACTTCAACGTCTAAGTGTCTATTCGGAAACTTTACGATGTTGTCAGTCATACCACCCATCCTGTGTTTGGCTTCAAGCTGCGCTTGCTACTATAACCTCTTGAGTAGCCGCCAGCAATGGCACCGTTTTCAGCAAAACTCAAGACAAAAGCATCTGCTACGTCTGGACTTCTCTGCCCTCTACGCTTCATCTCGTCTTTGCTCTCGACCTTCAGCTTACCATTAGATAGGTATTTATACCTAATCCCGGTGATTTCCTGTATTAACGTAGCATCATTTGGTATATGGCAATCCCTTGCCTCAAACCATTCACGAGCATTCCAGAACAATTCATCTCGCAGCCGGTTAAACCTGTCCTTCAAACTGGCAGTCTCCGACACAGATATAGCCACGGCAGGCAAATCAAGCTCTCTCAACCTGTCAGCCAGCCCTGCACCAATGCCAATCGCATCAATATATATGCTTTGAGGGCGCATACGATAGTTGCAAGCCTCATACTCAGACAGCACAATACCTGCCATCTCCATAATATCCCTGCCCTGGTACGTCTTAATCGGCTCAACAAGCACATTACCTTGCCGTTTAGCGATAGCACTCCTGTCACCGCCAAATCTTGCAACGTCTACTCCCCATACAACCGGCGTAGTGGGTGAGGCTTCGACTTCTCTCTTAGTTGCCTCTTCAACCAAATAGAGCGGCAATAACACATCATCAGATTGCGTAGGAAACTGACCAAGTACACGCACCCTGTAAACATTAGACTCTTCACCGTATTTGTCCTTCATCTCCTCAAGAAACTGCTCAGAAACCGTGGTTGCCTCGTGACAACTCACCGTCATCGTGTGCCAACGCTCACGCTGAGAATGGTGACTATCAAAGAAAAAACCTTCAGACCGCGTAGGATTTCCGCACATAACCGTCTTCGCACCGGCAGTGGACATTGCACCCTCACCGACCTGGAAGACAACATCCGGTATACCTGACGCTTCCTCACACAAGAATAACATATTCTCTGAGTGAAAACCCTGCAAAGCCTCTGGGTTCTCCCTGCGACTTGTTCGCGCAACCGCAAAACTATCACTAGCCCCTTTGAGGCTAATCTTGTCGCTCTTGAACTCCAGTAACTGCTTGAAACCCTCGGGCAGCTTCCTTGCCCATTTATCTATCTCAGTCCACAAAACATCACTCAACTGATGCGCTGTGTTTGCCGTCACAGCCACCTTGCAAGGATAATGCGTTACAAGCCACCACAACACCAACCAACTCTGAAACGCCGTCTTGCCGACACCGTGACCAGAAGCAATGCTAACCTTATCGTGACTTGCAACGGCCTTGAGTGCCTCGGCTTGCCACGGCTGGGGTTCTGCCTTGAGAATGCTGGTAACGAATAAAACAGGGTCATTGTGCAACTGAACAAGCAGGTCGGTGTTCTCAGTCTTTTTCAACTTCAACAGCCTCCGCATCAATGGTCTTTTCCTCTAGCCGCTGACGCTCTATCTGCGCCGCTGCCAGCTTCAACTCGTCAACAAAGCTTACAACCTTATGCTCGTGTTCGACTTTCTGGTTCTCGCCGTAAAACTTCGGATACAACTTCGCTGCTCGCCACTTGTAAGTATCAATGACAACTCGCGCTTGCTGGGCGTCAAGCTCTCCATACTTCATAAGCTCAATAGCATCGTCAATATCATCATCAATCTTCTGGGCGCGAAGCTCCATAGCGACCTTGTACTGGTCGCGGAAATCAGCGTCATCACGCAGCCACTTGCTAATCGTCATAAACGTAGGGATTTGCTTGTGAGTGCAAGCCTTACGAGCAGACATACCGTCAGAAACAAGCTCTATGAACTTCTTTTTGCCACGGTCTATCTCTTTCGGGTCAGTGATTTTACGCCCCATTTGGTACTCCTCTATTCGTCACATAGCAGACTTGATATAGCAGTGCAAGAAAACTTGCAACTTTTGGGGGTGTGGGGGTGGTTTTAGGCGTGGTAGAAAGAAGGGGGGGGTGAGATGTGGACTATTATATATTTATGCCGCCCCCCGCGCAGATTCGATGGGGGGTGTATCAGCGTATTAGCACATAAGCACACCAACATTATGCGACAAAGATAATAAACATTATGCGACAAATGCCAGGCCGCCAGGTTGAGGCGTGACGGCTTGCAACGACTGCCGATGATGAATCATACACCGGAACCACCAACGCCAGCCAGTGAGCGAATATGAGCGATTGTCGCGCGTGTGGTGATATAATACCGCATTGAGGTGATGCCCCCTAATCCCCTATCAAATCCCCTAACCCATCCCCATCCCATCCCCTTACCAACCGCGCTAGCCGTTGCAAGTTTTTCTATATTATCTGCCATTTTGCGCTTGCATTGTGTCAATTATATATTAACATATATATGAAGCATTACAGAAAAGGGAACCAAAACAATGAAACAATTGACCAAGACACAAATGGCCGTGATAGCTGGAAAATCCGTCTATCATTCGCTTCGCGTCAAATCCGTTGCCGATGGTATGGCAAAGACAGAACGCGCTTTGAAAGCTTCAACAAATGTAAAGCTTGGCAAGCGCGTCACGAAGGGCAAGCTTGCTGGCTTTCCCATTCTTACATTGACACTAGAAGAACGCGCCACTTGTCCGGCGTCTTGCATTCATTATGCTGATTGTTACGGCAATAATATGATGAACGCCACCCGCTATGCCGCCGATGAAGCATTGTTGCAGCAAATCGAATCTGATTTGTCTTTCTATCAATCAAAGCACCCGAACGGCTTTCTTGTCCGTTTGCACGTTCTTGGCGATTTTTTCAGCGTTGCCTATGTCGCAAAATGGGCGAAATGGCTGTCAATGTTTCCGGCTTTGCACGTTTATGGGTACACTGCCAACCAATATGACGCTATTGACAGCAAAGAACGCGCCATTGGCGAAGCTTTGCTTTCGTTGCGTTTGGCTTGCGGCATTCGCTTTGCCGTCCGGTTTTCCGGCTCATATAGCGATTCATTCGCTGCATTATCGCAAGACGATGAACGAAGCAATGCCTTGCTAGCTGAAAAGAAAGCTTTCCTTTGCCCTACGCAAATCAGCAAGGAAACCGGCGAGCTTGCAAAGAAAGACGAAGAGACAATTTTGCCGGATTGCGGTTCTTGCGGCCTATGCTGGCAAGCTTCAAAGCCGGTTGTGTTCTTAACCCATTAGAAAGGAAAAAAAATATGTATGTATACCGCAACAAACAAGGCCATATCGTCAAATTTATTAAGCCTGTATCGCGTAAAGCGCAAGCCATACTAGGCTTTAAAAACATACCACAAAAGCGAAAGGCATAAACAGGCTGGCAGGGAATCCCTGCCGCTTTATAGCCGCCAGTCAACCGGCTGGCGTCTATATGGCGAAAGCCTAACACGAAGCAACGAAAGGAAAACACAATGACACATCACTATTTGATTTGGGGAAAATATGGCAGCGATAAATTAGAGTCACTGTTAGTCGAAACCGTTAACGGTGGTTACATCCAGACAATAGCGCAAGCAAACGCAATTATTCGCTATTGGCAAGAAAAGGCTAACGATGGAATGGTTGAAAAAGTCAGAGATTGGCGCATTGCTAAGGTTGATTATTCTAATCAGCCGGATTTTGCTGGCACGATTAACGTATAAGGGGAAAACCAATGCAAAAAACTAATTACGATTGCGGCAATTGTCACCACCACTGGCAAGCCGACAAGCTGCAAATAGAATGCCCCGAATGCGAGTCGTTCTACATCGCCGCGACTAACGAATGGGATTATCACGACAGCCGCGAACCACTCTTTGAAGACGTAACATAATGAACCGTGAAACCATATCAGGCGGGCTTGCGCTAATTGCGCTTTTCCTTGCCTTTGTTGCGGCATCACTGGCAAGCGATGGCTTGCCGTTGTTGCTAAC